ACCCGTGTGATAGACGGCCTTCACACCGGACTCTCAGGCGAATTCATCGTCCAAGACCTCCGCGAAACCATCCACCACCTCGGCACCATAACCGGCACCATAACCACCCCAGAAATCCTCACAACCATCTTCACCCGCTTCTGCATCGGAAAATGAAATACGGTTTTCTCTGACAACTCGGATATAATATAAACACAGTTTACGCAAAATAACTCTCGCCATATCAGATGACTACAACGGCTCTCTGATGAGAGTAATTTTGCACAGGTTATGTTTGAGTTATCAAATTTTTGTTGTAATTTTGTTGCTGAAAAGATATGAGCAACAAATCAGCAACATAAAATTATGGCAAAATCCAAAGAGCCTATCAGACTGCGGCAACGGAAGATGGCTTCGGGTAACACATCGCTCTACCTTGATATTTATATTGACGGCAGACGCTCCTATGAATACCTGAACCTATATCTCGTTCCCGAAGAAACGAGGGCTGACAAAACAAAGAACAGAGAGACCCTGCGGCTCGCCGAAGCCGTCAGGTCAAAGAGGGTGGTCGAATTGCAGAACGGCAAATACGGCTTTGACAAGGCGTATAAACTTGATACGAATTTCCTTGAATATTACTGTCGGCTCTGTGAGCAACGGCACGGCGAAATGAGTTTAGGAACGTGGGGCAACTGGCTCGGCGCGTACCGTCATCTGAAAGCCTACTGCAAACCGAACACCACCTTTGCTGACATCACGCCCGATTGGGTGCGCGGCTTCAAAGATTACCTTGACCGCACCGCGAGGGTCAGAGACAAGCGCAAAAAGACTGAGACCGCCAACGACACCGCCCCTTTGTCAGCAAGCACAAAGGTTTCATATTTCAATAAATTGCGAGCCTGTATCAACCAAGCCTTTGATGAGGGTCTAATCCCTCACAATCCCTTGCGCGGCGTTGAGGGCTTCAAACGAGTGGAGACCGAGCGAGTTTACCTGACGCTTGAAGAGGTCAAGGCAATGGCAGCGGCTGAATGCAAATATCCGATACTGCGCAGAGCATTTCTGTTTTCCTGTCTGACAGGATTACGCAAGAGCGACATCGAAAAGATGACGTGGCAAGAGGTCAGAGAAGAGAACGGTCGCGTCAGGATAGTTTTCAAGCAACAGAAGACACAGGGGCAAGAATATCTTGACATCACGGCACAGGCTGTGCCATACCTCGGCGAGCGTGGGACTGATGATGAGAAAGTATTTCAGGGCTTCTATTATAGTTCCTATCTTCTTATGGAATTGAAGCGGTGGGCTGTCAGGGCAGGTATCACGAAAGACATTACATTTCATTCAGCCCGACACACATTCGCCGTTCTGATGATGACCCTCGGCGCAGAAATCTATACCGTTCAGAAATTACTCGGCCACCGCGAAATCCACACCACACAGATCTACGCAAAAATCATAGACAAAAAGAAACAGGAGGCGGTGGATATGATACCCGACCTGTTCCCTCCTGTTGAGCCTGACGCAGCCAAAGAGCCGCCGACCGTCTCTGATGATGACAGAGAGCCTACCGCATAATTGAACCGCGACCTGTCAGCAGCCAATCTGCCGACACCCCATATTCCGTCACGAGGTATGTTAGCCAAGCCGTTTGGAACATATCGCGTGACGGTTCTTTTTCTACCGTGTTCATATTCCAACGGTTAATGCCGAACTGTCGCGTGAACGTCTGCTTGCCCCTGATGATTTTTTGCTCCTTGAGGTATTGCAGAGCCTGAAAGAAACGGCGAATTATTACTTGGCTGTCTTCTGTCTGCATAACTCATCTGATTTAGCCTTTGCTTCCGCAAATCTCGCGTCCAAAGCACGGTTGCGGTCATCTAACAGGCTTTGCCATTTAGCGACCGTGTCGGGGCTGAAATCAGGCTTACGCCCTGACTGAACCGCTTCCTCAAACTCGCGCACCTCTTCGCCTGACATATAAGGTATGTACTTGTCGAGGTCAAGCAGAGACATAATGTGCGACATACTCTCTCTCTGTAATTCAAAGAGCCGCCCTGCTTCAAGCATAGACCCCTCGCCAAAGAGAAACCACCGAGCGTTGATTTCAGGGAATGTCGAAAGCAGGGTCAGCACAGGAGACAGCCCGAAATTTTCCCCCTTCAAGAGTTTGGCGAGATACTGAGGAGACCACCCCAACAGTTCGGCAAAAGGGTTCTGCCGCCCCCCTGTCTTGTAATTGAATATTTCACGAAGTCTGCTGTTCATCTTACCTTGATTTTTTCTATTGCGATTTTACTCATCTCTTTGTCCATTAGAACCCGAAGCATATCATCTGATAGACTGTCGGCGATGAATACTTGATAGCCAACAAATTCCTTCGGGATTTTCTTCAAACCTGCTTCCAACTCTGTTTTTGCAGCACCTTTTTTCAGGCTAAACACAACATCGCCCATTGTCAGTAGATCATCCCGATGTTGAGCCACAGAGCCGTCCTTTGTGTAGGCGCGAAAAAGAGAGTCAGCTCGCCATTGAGTGTCGGCGGCGGTCATCTCACAGGCGAAAGCGTCAGGATACCCCATAACGCTATCCATAGTTGAAAAATGAGGAATATCCACACCTTTAGCCTTGATGAGTTCGGCGGCTCTCTGAGCAGGGTCGCTTGATGATGAGGAACACCCCGACAGGCTGACAACAGCAGCACACACAGACAGGGCGAAAAATATCTTACGCATACTATATTGTGATTTTAATATTTTGGAACAATTCTTTGGCATTTTCCGAAACCCACTACCCGACAGCGGCAGAGGTGGCAGGTGCGTCCTGACGGACAGTCGCTTTTTTCCTTTCGGCTAACTCTTCCTGAAGCATTGTTATCAGGGCATCAACCTGACGGTCTCGCGCTGTCAGGCTGTCGGCTTGTTTCTTTATGACTTCCCAAGCGTCCGCTCTGATGACCACAGACTGCGTTTCTTCACTGTTCAGATTATCCGAAAGAAACATATCGCCCTCGCCTGTCAAAATCCACACTTCGTTTATATTTTGGTCGAGTTGACAGAGTTTACTCACAAATTTTTCAGAGAGCGGAACCCTGCCGTTCATTATTTGGGAGAATGAAGACTTAGTGTAGCCCAATAGGTCAGCCACAGCACGTTCATTCTCCGCAACCTCGCGGTATATCAGCCAATTAATGACTTTTTTCAATCGTCTTTCCGTAGTCATACTTTCGGTTTGTTTTACGAAATAGGATTAAAAATCGAAAATTTGTTTTGAAAAATTTCTCTGATAACAAAACTTTGTTTATATTTGCATCGTCAATCGGAAAAAATCTCCGTACAAAGATACGATTTTATTTCCGATTACGAAAATAAAACAAGAAGAAAAAATTAACTGAAAGCATTATGAGCAAGCAAACTGCGGCACAGACATCAGCCAAATATCAGAGATTGAAAGCGCAGCACCCTGACGCAATAATTCTTCAGCGCACAGCCAACGAGTATGTGGCATTCGGAAGAGACGCGCAGCAAGCGGCAATCGCAGTCTATGGGATTGACCCCAAAATTGCTTGCGAAATGAATGGCGGCATAACTGAGTATCGCTGCCCGATAGAAGAGCTTGATACAGTTCTTCCTCGCCTTGTCAGAGCAGGTAATCGTGTCGCAATCTGTGAATAATAATCTCAAAACCACATAGATATGACAACACCCATCTTCAAAACCGCCTGTCAGAAAGAGCGTGAAAAGCGCGACAGGGCAATCTATGACGAATACAATCAGCTCGTCTCGGTTGAGGGTCAGAGCAAGACCGTTGTAACTGAATACCTGATGAGCAAGTATAAAATTCACAGCGCAGGTACAATCTACGTCATCAGACGCAGGGTTGAAGAGCGTCTGCAAAAGGAACAGGAGGGAAGCCATGAAAATAATTGACGCAATCTCCAAATGGCTCTTGGCAGTCCTGATGACAGGGTGGTTCGGTGTAAGCATTATCTTCCTTGCAGGAGATGATGACCCCACCAACCCTATGCCGCTGCTCCTGTTTTTCGTAATCAAGGTGTTTGCTTTCGGCTCTCTCTGTCTGTGGGGCAAGGTGTTTATGCACTTATGCAACATCCACGCCCTGCCGTCAATTCTGACAGATCTACCCGAAGAGTTTGATGATGAATTTGAAGAGGAGGATTGACTATGAGCGGAGCAGACATCAGAGAAATTACCGACCGTCTTGACCGAATAGAGCGCAAGGCAGAAATGGCTGTCATTGGTGCAAAGAACGTGCTTGACATCGAAGAAGCGGCGGTTTATACCCGATTGAGTGTCGGCCACCTTTACAGGCTGACAAGCAGCAAACAGATACCTCACTTCAAGAAAGCCCGAAAACTCTATTTCAAGAAATCCGAACTTGAAGAATGGATGCTTGAAAACAAGATTATGACCGAGGACGAGGTTCAGAAAGCCGCAGAGACTTATACAGCAACCCACAAGCGCAAATGAGATGATGACAACAGTAACCGAAACAGCAGCAAAAGTTGACGCGTGGATTGCAAAAGAGTATGACAGCCTGAAAGCGGCTCTCATCAGCAATAACACGTTTGACCCTGACACATTCCACGACGCGTATTTGAGCCTGTATATCGCCGTCACTCCCGACATTGATAAGAACCTTTATCGGAAGTTATTCAACGCGATATACGCCGAAATCGCAAAAAATAAGGCGTGGCAGTCTTTCCGCTCTGTGAATGTTCAGGAGATCTTCTTTACTCTCCTGAAATCTGATGAGGACACAGAGAGCGATGAGGACACCAAAGAAGCCGAGCCTTACATCACGGCGCAAGAGGTCAAAAAATATGCACGTCAGACCCTGACACGCGACCAATTCAGTTTGTTCGTGCTTCGCTTTGAACACAATCTGACATATCAGCAGATAGGGGCTTACATCGGGCGTGGCAAGGATTACGCCAAGCACCACACAGCCCTGATTTGCAAGACAATCAAAGAACATTTTAACCCACAAATAGCAGCAGTATGAAACTTGAAATTTTTGACCACTCAAAGGGTCGTTATGGCTCGCGTGTTCAGCACCGTGCCGTCAGCGTAAACAGACGCAATGCAAAAATCTCTTTCAGCCGTCAGGCAACCGAGGAACTCGGACTCTCCACAGAGTATGCCGCCACCTTTGCCAAAGACAGCGACAGCAAAAACGATTGGTACGTTACGTTCCGCAAGGCTGACCCGTCAGGGCTTCCAATCCGCGCACATCACGGAAGCGGCAACGCCGCAGGTTACAGCACACTCGGAATAACCTGCCGTTCTCTGTCATCAGCCATACTTGACAGCCTGAAAGCAAAGAGCGGCGCAACGCTTCTCATCGCTCAGAAGCCCGAAATCATCAACGGCGAAGAATGGTATCAGCTCATCACAGCCAAGCCGCTCCGTCTCAACT